TGAAGCTGAAGAAGGTTGCAGGTTACTGGAACTATGATTCTTCTGAGTTTGCAGCACCTGGTGCTCTCCTTGAAGATGATGATGCTCTGGAAGCACTTTGGAAGAAGCAATATTCACTGACTGCTTTGACTGCTGCTGATCAGTTTAAGTCATATGATCAACTGCAGAATCGTCTGCAAATGGTTCTGGGACAGAAGTCTTCCTCCCGTCCTCGCCTTGATGAAGAGGTTGAGAATGAGGAAACTGATCGTGGTTCATTCACTCCTGAGTTTTCTTCTCGCTCTCAGAAGTCTGAGCTGCCTGAAAATCTTCAGACTGAACTGAATAATCTTGGTAAGTCTACTGATAGTGATGAAGATGATGCTCTCTCATACTTCCAGAAACTTGCTGAAGAGTGATGAGATACAATCAACTGTGTCTGACTCTTTTAGTCGTCGCAGCCTATATTAACTTACTCAAATAGTCTGATATTATCAGCACGTTTTAAGGTTTCACTCACATACTGAGTGGAACCTTTTTTATATTCCATCATTTCCTCAAGATCATCGAGTATGATATTTAAATATTTTGTTTTTAATAAAAATATCTGTCTCTTATCATCATTCATTCTCTCCTCATATTGGTAGTTAGTTACTTCAGTAACCATATCATTAATGGTCACATAAGATTCAGATCCTCTATCATAATAGGTGATCGATTGATCTTCGTCTACTTCTAATCCTGCAGGAAATAAAATTTTGCCATCAGGATCTTTTACTTCAATTGATTCATAGTGATGGGTATCTTGAACAAGTCTTATATCAAGATACTTCTCTAGCAAATATGTCTCAAAAGTTTCCTGAGTCATAGGCCATTCACTTTGAATATTCAATATATTATTTGATAGTAAAACAATCCAATCTAATGTTGGATCTCCATAGACTTTATCTGCAACATTGTCTGGACGATCATTTCCTTCAATAAAATACTTGCTAAAGAAAGTTGCATTTTTAAATATGTCTGGTCTTATTTGTGCTCTCTTGAAAAGATTTTTTACAGTTGTATAATCCGATATGTTTTTACCGTCAACAGTACGGTTTACATATTCAAAATTTGGTAGCTTACGGAAGTATGAATTTGACATTTTAGAAACCTATCTGAGTGTCTGCATCTTGATCAAGTTCTGTATAGTCATCATTATAAATGGGTTCAAGTTCGCTGAACTGAAACTGTATTTCATATGCGACCATGGAAGAATTTTCAAATGTAGCATAAGTTCCGTCAGGAACATAGTTTACATTGAAGTTCGTTAAAGCACACTCTTTAACTTTGGGTAGAAAATCATGTGCTGCATCGGTTGATTTTCTAAAAGTTAGTTTATATGTATTTGGTGTCTTTAAAAATAAATTAGCAGTTGATCTTTGAACTGCCATTGACTGCTTGAACATTCTAATGATTTGCATGATCGTCTGAGTTTCGGGTTCACTTCTGGCACTCATCCTGTAAGTAAATGCAAATGACCTTAACTTCGGTCCATTAAACAAGAGTTCAAAGTTTGGATTGATGATTGCACCCTGAGTTCTTGCTAATAGGCCTCTGGTTCCTGTTGCTGCTTGAGCAAAATATGCAGCAACTCCTTTTTTGATACCCTCCTGTTCAGCGCCTGCAGAATCTAAAATCGCTTTTGCTTGAGCCTCAAACCCTGCTCCACCTTTATCTATCGTTTCCAGTGCAAGTCCCGCTAATGCTACATCCAAGGCAGACATTTTTTCTCCACCCCATCCAACCTGATTTTTATCTGCGACTTGTGTTACTGGGAGGATAACTGAGCCTATAGCTTGTCTACCTCCATCTGCTCCGCCATCCCTGCTAATGCGTCCTCTATCAGCAAATCCCAATGCGTTTTTTCCCGTGCCAAGTTTTCTAGGAACAAATTTTAAGACATCAATTTTTAGAGTATCTTGAGTTCTTGGTTCTAGTGTTAGTGGGTATCTTAAATTTAGAGGATAATTTTTGGTTCTTGCCTTCGCCTTTCCAGAATCCAGAGGATCTGCGTCTGGTGCTGGAGTTGAAGTATCTCCTCCAGTTTGATTTGGGTTTTCCGTAACAGTTGATCCACTAGCTGAATCTAGTGCATCTCTCTCCTCAGCAGTTCCTGCTAGTTCCTTAATTTTTGGATCTGTTCTTAATTGGGATTTAAATAACCTATTGATTGATCCCTTTTCAATTTCATTTGCTAAGGCAGGACTTGAATTTTTTATATCTTGATCTACATCTAGATACAATCTAGAAAAATCATCTCCTCCAAGTAGGGCATCTCCACTTCCATCACGCGCAGCATTATAAAAAGTATATCCACTAGCGATTGTTTGTGGATTTGTTCCTTTTGCATCATCATATTGTATTAACTCTACTTCATACGTAGTCCTTCCGTCAGAGTTTCTAGTCTTAGATACTTTTGTCGCAACAAATGCTGTTTTTCTAACTCCACCATATCCAAATGCACCAGGAGCTTTTATCTGTGCAGGCACAGCACTAATCTTACTCGTTACGGTCTGCGACATTATACAGAGATCTTTTATTTATTTAGTATCATTTTTCCATATGGAATAGAAAGTAAATCATCTAGTTCTGTTGGATGAACAATGTAAACTTGACCAGCAAGTTCTGACCAAGTATATTGACGAGACTCTTGATGGTGAAAATTTAACCCACGAAATCCCCAACTAAAAATATCTGTTACTGCAACAAGTGGGTGTTGATCATATGTAATACCAGGAGTCTTTGCATTATAAACGAATGTGCATAACATACCGACATCAGGAATTGGAGTTACCGTATCCTTTAGAAGATCCATAATTTCAAGCATCATATCTTCTTGGTCATTCGTTCCATTATTAATGTTGTTTCCTCCTAGACGGCTCATTTAAGTCCTAACTCCTCTTCGGTAATGATTTTGAATTCTATTCGGTTATCTTTGCAAAATTCGTCAGCAGCTTTCCATTTTGCTTGATTGACCGCATACATGTTACACTCATAGATATATGATTTCGTCTGTCGTTTTGGTTTCTTTGGCGGTGCAGTTTGTTTTTTAGGTTTCACTTCAACCACATAGGTTTTAATTTTTCCGTTTGACTCTTTAACTTTAATTAGATAGTCTGGGAAATACCTATGAACACGATTGTCAACCGGCGAAACATATGGTATACTGAACTCTTCAGAAGCCCACGAAATAATATTATCATTTAAATCACACCATCTACAAAATCTTCTCTCCCAACTACTCCTACAAATAATGTTGTTGGGATTGCCCTTATACTTTTCTGGGTGAGATGGTTTATATCTACTCTTAATACTTTCTGCCATTAACTTGACTACATAATATACAAGTCAAAACTTATTTATAAATGGCTTCCGTCTCTGTAGCGCCAAGCTCACAAAAAATATCTCAAATAAAGAGTAAGTTATTAAATCCTGCCCTAACGTCACACTTTATGATCTATCTTGGTCTTCCAAGAGATCAGCAAGGTTTCAGACAATACATGGCAGAAAATGCTCTTGCTTTGGATCAAGAAAGATTACAATTATCGTGTTGTGATGCATCTCTTCCCGGATCTTCTCTTGCAACCACGGAGTTGAGGAATGATTTCACTGGATCAACTGAGAGGCATGCATATCGACGCATCTATCAGGATAGAATTGATCTCACATTTTATTGTGATGCAGAACAATATATGGCAATTAGATTCTTTGAATCTTGGATGAAGTTTATTATGAATGAAAGTGCATCCAGTGGTATATCTAATGAGAACTACTCATATAGAGTTAAGTATCCAAATACCTATAAAGGATGTGGATTAGAAGTTACTAAATTTGAGAAAAATATAAATCAGAAAAGTTCAGTGGTTCCTCTTACATATAACTTTGTTAATGTATTTCCGGTGGCAATTACATCTATGCCAGTTACTTATGATGCATCTCAAATTTTAAAATGCACAGTTTCTATGAACTACACAAGATATTATATTGGTCCTGGTGGCTCTCAAAATGATTTATCTAGAGACACTGCAACTAGTCCATTTGCTGCTGCCTTTACTGAGGGTTTGGATTTGAATTTAAATCTTCCAAAATATGATAATATGGATTTCAATTTAAATACTCCTGGTGGTCAAGCACAATTTAACTTCTTCCAAGGAGCTAATTTAGGACTGCCCACGTTCTCAAGTGAAAACAACATGTTTAGTTAGTTTTCCCCCAATAAATAATCATACTGAAAACCTATAAGACATTATGCCTTTACCAAAAATTGCAGCTCCTACATATGAACTTGAATTGCCATCAACTGGAGAGACGGTCAAGTTTAGACCTTTCCTTGTAAAGGAAGAAAAACTCCTTGTTATCGCCTTAGAAAGTGAAGAAACAAAACAAATTACGACTGCAATTAAAGCGGTAATTAAAAATTGTATTTTGACTAAAGGTATTAAGGTAGAACACTTACCAACTTTTGATATTGAATATCTTTTCTTGAACATTCGTGGAAAGTCTGTTGGTGAGCAACTTGATGTTAACATTGTCTGCCCTGATGATGGTGAAACTGAAGTATCTGTTCAAATTGATTTGGATGATATTAAAGTAAATCGAAGTGATGATCACACTAACAGAATTAAACTGAATGATGATCTCATGCTAGAGATGAATTATCCTTCGCTGGACCAGTTCATCAAAAACAATTTTGAATTTAGTGAAAAGAATGCCATGGATCAATCGTTTGATCTTGTCGCATCTTGTATGGGTAAAATTTATAATGAGGAAGAAGTTTGGGTTGCTAATGATTGTAGCAAGAAAGAACTATCGGATTTCTTGGAACAAATGAACTCTGCTCAATTCAAAGAGATTGAGAAATTCTTTGAAACGATGCCTAAACTTTCACATACTATCAATGTGACCAATCCAAAAACAAAAGTAGAGAGTGCTGTGCTCCTGGAGGGACTGGCAAGTTTTTTCGCCTAGCCCTAGTCCACATGGACTTGGGTAACTATTATAAAATTAATTTTGCTTTGATGCAGTTTCATAAATATAGTTTGACTGAAATTGAAAATCTCATTCCATGGGAGAGAGATATTTACGTTGGACTGTTACAGCAGCATCTTGAAGAAGAAGAATTAAAACGAAAGCAACAAGCATCTAATGGATGATACTGCAACCACACCAGTAATAAAATCTACCACAATATCCGCATCTAGGATGATGGGTAGAGAAGTTGGTGGTGCATCTGGTTCAGTTGGAAAGGAATCAAAGATTGGAACTCTTTCAAGAATTTTAAGAACTACTCGCATCAAAGTAAATGCTGTAGAGGGTCAAGCAAAAATAAATGCAGAAAAAATAAAAAGAATAAAGAATATAATAAAGGAACAAAAAAGTGATCTAGCAGAAAAACTCAGTAGTCTTGATGAAACTGCAGAATTTGCTTCTGTTGAAAAGGGTCTTGATGAAATCATTAAGACACTGCAAAAGGAAAGAAAGGCAGAAGAGAAAGCAGCAGAGGCAGCAAGGAGAAAGAAAGAGAGAGATCGTGCCAAGTCTAGAGAAAAGAAATTAGAGTCTGGACTAGGCAAAGGAATCAAGAAAGTTGTTGGAACAGTAGTAAAACCATTTAAGAGTATCTTTGATAAGATATTTGGTTTCTTACTTAATGTTCTCATAGGTAGAACCATTATAAAATTGATTGGTTGGTTTAGTGATAAAGAAAATCAAAGAAAAGTAAAATCATTAATTAGATTCGTCAAAGACTGGTGGCCTGCACTAACTGCTGCTGCTCTTATATTTGGAACTAGTTTTGGAACAATGGCAGGAGGCCTTGTATCATTAATCGGTGGGTTTATTCCAAAATTATTATCATTAAGCGTAAGACTAGCGGCAGCTATTGCAAGAAATCCATATGCTGCTGCTGTGCTTGTCACTGCGGGTAGTGCAGTTGCTTTAGCATCCAGGGCTAAAGATAGCACTGAGCAGATAATAGAAGAAAAAGGTATGACTGATGCTTCTCCACAGGAGCAAGCAGATGAACTATCAAAACCTCCTGCCATTGCGGAAACATTTACCAGAACTATACTACCTTCTCTAAATCAACGACAAGGATTTTCTGGTGGTGGTTTAGCTCGTAGTAATGCGCGTGGAACTGACACTGTTCCTGCCATGCTCACTCCAGGTGAGTTTGTAATGAGTCGTGGCGCTGTTAATAAGTTTGGCGCAGATACTTTAGCATCAATGAATGCTATGGGTGGAGGAACAAATAAACCAAAAGTAACCTCTGGGATTACATATGCAGCCGGTGGTGGAGGGATCGGTCCTTCCTTTTCTGAGCACTCATCGGATCTTAGGTTCGGTCTTTCAGGCGAATCTTTTATTAATGCGGGTGTAAATGTTCAGAAACAATTAGAGAGTAGATTATCTGATTTGGTTACCGAGGGACTTAGATTAGTTCCTAGATTAGAAACTCAGTTAGTTAGAGCAGGACGTTTCGTTGAAACAAACTCTGCAGCACTTGTTAGACAGAGTGAAAAATTTGCTGCAGGTCTTATGGATGCAGGTCAGCAGGTCACTAGTGACGTACTTAATTATTATCAAAGTGGTGAATTAGAAAGGCAGATGGCCTCTGGACTAGAGTCGGCGCAAACTGCTGGGCCAGGACTCTTGAATATGGGAAGAGCACTTGCCACCAACAAAGTTGCTACTACTTTTGATAATCTTATAGACATTACTAGTAGCGATGCGTATAAGGGACTTTCAAAGAAAAATGCTGCTGTTGATGAGAAGGAAATAGCAATAGCAGATAGTATTGTTAATTCCTTACCTGAAGGTTCTCCTTTACAAAACATAATGGATAAAGGATTGATTCCTATTCCTTCTGGCGATGCTTCAACGATGAGAAACTTGACATTTGTTAAAGCATTGTTAGGTCCTCTTGGGAAACCATTTAAGATTATGAGTAATGCTGAGGTTGATAGGATGCGTCAGATGACAATCGATAAGACTCTAGAAAAGTCTGGTTTAATTATGGGTAAGGATGGTGAAGTTAAAATGAACTGGAATCAAGAGGATATTAATAAAGGAGCTAGAGGTGGTGGTGCATATACTGATGACTTAGGACCCGGTGGTAAAGCATTTAACTCTATCTTGGGAAGATTTACTGCATCAACTAGAGATGGTGGAAATATTTTATATACTGATGATCGATACAACTTCAATAAGTCTACAGCAGAATATCTAGGCCTGGCAAAAGATCAGTTATTGGGTGGTGCTTTTGGTGAGGCAGCATACTTCGCTGCAGCATCTATGGGCAAATTTGCTGAAGATATGGGTTGGTTGAATCAAAGAGCTCTTGGTAGTAGGATTGAGATTGGGCAGATTGATAGAAATGCAATGCCTGAATCTCAGAGTGTCTTGGCGGCTAGGAAAAATGAAGCTAAGAAGATGTCTGGTTTAGCACCAACTCAAGCAGACATGGATTGGTATAACCGCACAATGTTGCAACAGAAACAAATTAAACTATCAAAATCTCAACGTCAACTAAATCCAGTGATAGGTCCACCAGTTAGACCTCAACCAAGAGTTGAATTTATGGATATTGTCGATAAGTTTAATCAACTGGGGGGAGATCCTCCAGAGCCAGCGGGTAGAAACAACATTCCACCATTCTCTCCAATCACTGCAGGATCAAGACCAAAAACAGATCTGTTAGGATTATTAACGAACTTCTAAATGGCAATTACAGCAGAAAAACTAATACCTACTTCTAAGAAATCCTCAGTTACAAAGGGAACAAAGTTTAGGGTGAAAACTATTAGTATTAAAGTTAATAAAATCAATGAAATTTTAAAAGGAACGTTAGCTGCTGAGAAGAAACAGAGAGATCAAGAAAGAAGATCTGAGGAGAGGAAGTCTTCGACTAAAGCAGAGGATGCTTTAGAGAGGGAACAGAAGAAAAACTTTAAATTCAAATTACCTGCACCACTTAAAAGATTAAACCCCATAGATAAGATTAAAAATTTCTTATTCAATGTTCTTGGTGGATACATTGCCGTGAGATTGCTTGATAATCTTCCAATGCTGCAGAAGGTAATTCCAATAATTAGTGGGGCAATTAAGTTTATTGAGGATTGGGGAGGTAGAATTCTTGACGGACTCGTTACCTTTATAGACAAGGGATATGAGATGTATGATGGATTAAGAACTAAAGTTGGGGATCTCTTTGGTGAGGATGGACAGAAAAAATTTGATGAAATTTCTGATGTTTTAAAAAAAGTCATCAATGGGGTGCTCATAGCAGGAATGGTTGGGTTGGCAGCAGCTCGATTTAATCCACTTGGAAGAGGTAGAGGAGGAGCAGGAGCAGCAGCAGGTGCAAGACCTAGACCAGGCACAGGTGGAAGACCTAAGGTAACGACAACTGGTGGTGGTGCAGCAGGCAGGCCAGATTTACGTAACCCACTCAGACAGAGACCAACGGTAACTTCTGGTAGTGGTGCAAGTAGATTAGGTAGTAGATTGGCGGGTAGAGGTGCTTCAAGAGTTACTATTAGTGCTTCAAGTCAACTTGGTACAAGGGCAGGGTTAAGACTTCTTAAAAACTTTATCAGTCCTGTTGTTAAAAGAATTCCTATTATTGGTGGACTGATTGATTTTGCTCTCAACTATTTTGTATTCAAAGAACCCGTTGGCAGAGCTGCATTTTCTGCTATTGGTGCTACAATTTTTGGTGCTCTCGGCGCTTTTGCTGGATCAGTCATTCCTGTTGCTGGAAACCTGGTTGGTGGAATACTAGGTGGTCTTGCAGGTGACATTGCAGGTAAGTGGTTATATGATACTTTCTTCTCTGATAAAAAACCTGTACAAATAGACGACGGACCCAATGAAACCACAGTAGATCGTTCACGTCAACCTTCGACAGGACAATCCACACCTAAATCCACACCTAGACCAGCGAATATGTCCGGAGTTCAAGGTGCTCCTCTTGGCATGGGCCAGAAACAAGCATTCGCGACTGTATATGAATTAGCAAAGAAGCATGATGCTAAGTTCCCAGAGATTGTCGCTGCTCAAGCAATGCATGAGACAGGATATTTGAGTGATAGTCTCGATAGTGTCTTCAACTCTACAGGAAGAACTAATGCTTTCGGACAGACTGGTGATAGAGGATATGGTACAATTCCAAGAAAAGGATCTTCAACTGGATGGACAGTATATCCAAGTTTGGATGAAGCAGTAAGAGATAATATCAAACTGTGGCACAGAACTGCAAACCATCCAGGAAATTATGAAGCATTTGATAGGCCCATTGATGGTATTGCCTCTGTTGCTCCCGTATATTCTCCTAATGCTGATCCGGCAAACATCAGATTGGGATATACTGTTGACGCATACAGTAGTGCCATGGTGAAGATCATGAAGAGTATGGGATTTGATCCGTATAAGAGAAATGAAAGAGTAGATTTAAGCACCGATGCAAATCTAGGAAACGTTACCCCCATATCATCTCCCACTTCCATGACTTCTACCCAGAGTCCTGGTCAGATTCCTGGTAAAATTAATCCTGGAACTGGCGGTGCTTATGTAAGAAGTGCAAGAGGAACTAAACTCGCGGGCGATCTTGGAAGATTCATCTATAAGGAATTGACACCAGCAGCAAAAGCAGCAGATGGTCTTGGAGATTTTAGTTATGCAAGTGAGCACCCAGACTTTGGTGGATCATTTAAAAGATCCTATAGATCTTGGCATAATGTTGATCGTGCGATTGATATTGGTGGATTTTGGCCAAGAGACCAGAAAAAAATTATTTCTAAGGTTCTTGAATTCAACAGAAGGAATAATGCACAACCAGTAGAATTCCTTTATGGAAAACCAGGAACACCGAATAGCAGCACTCATGGAGATCATGTCCATGTTGCATATGAAAAAGGTGGAGTTACGTTAGATGAACCTCATCTGGCACTGGTGGGTGAGAAAGGTTCAGAAATTGTTATTGATGCTGATAGTATGGGTCCTGCAAAGGATATGTTACTTGCTATCAACAAAGCAAGCACATACGATGGTGTCATGAAAGCAATACGAGAATATGCTCCTTATGATGCCATGGCTCCTCAAACGATTTTGGTTCCTCCTCCACCAGTGTCTCAGGGTCAATATGGTGGTGGTCAAGGTAAATCTGTGATTCCTGTGGTACTTTCTGGTTCAGATTCTTCTAGTTCGTTTGATGTTTTATATCAGGGTGCGTAAATAGAAATAAGAGGTAATAAAGAATGTCAAATTCAACATCCAGACAAGCAGTTCCATCCACAGTATCAAAATTAAAAGTGCTTTCTAATAAGCAGACAGATAAGTCCGTTGATTTAACTAACGGATTAGTTCGTCTCATGTATTATGAAAGTATTTTGCAAGACACAGTTAAATCTGAGATAGTTTTTGCTGATACCGGCAACTCCATAGACGACAAGTCTGTATTAGAGGGTCTTCCATTAGTCGGAACAGAAGATGTTGAGTTGGAATTTAAGGACAATAATGACACAACACTTAAAATAAATCTAAATGTGAATAAAGTTACTCTAGTAAATGAAGAGAGTACATCATCCATGGTAAGATTGGACTTAGTATCTGAAGAATTTTTGCGAAACGAGGGAGGATCATCAAGACTTAACGTAAGATTTGATGGAAAAATATCAGATCACATAAGAAGAATCTTGACTGATTTTTTAAAAACAGAAAAAACATTAGATATTGAAGAGACTAGTAACAATTATAATTTTATAGGAAACAATCGGAAACCATATTATGTACTGAACTGGTTGTCTAAAGCTTCAATACCTACAGTTGCAGGAGAGAAAGGAAAGACCGGAGGATTTTTCTTTTTTGAAACCTCTGAGGGATTTAAGTTTAAATCTATTGATGGTCTTTTTAAGCAAAAGCAGAAAAAGTCCTTAATCTATAATTTGACAACAGACTTACCTGCAGGGTATGATACCAAAGTATTAGACTTTCAAGGAGATAACCTCATACGATCTCAAGAAAAACTTAAAATAGGTGCATATGGAACAAGATTAGTTGTATTTGATCCATTTAACTGTTTTTATGAGGTCATAGAACAAACGGCAAATGACTCAAAGGATGGCACAGAGTTGGCTGCAAAGGAATTGCCAAAGTTAAATGATAAATTTGAATCCGATAGTAAATTTACACGGACCACTTATAGACTTATTGACACTGGAACTCTTCCTAGCGGAACAACACAGCAACAAATTGATAAATCAACGGAACAAAATTTTGAATTGCAGAAAATAATGAATCAAACTATTCGTAGATATAATCAATTATTTACTGGCATGCAGACCGTAACTATTCCTGGAGACTTTAGTTTACATGCAGGAGACACTTTGTTTCTTGATACTCCAGGTCTCAGACCAAAGAAGGAAGATGAATTGAATAAAGAATATGGCGGTCTATATATTATAGCTGATTTGTGTCACTACATATCACCCGAAGAGACCTATA